AGTGGATAGTGTGCCGTCAGTTTGAACGTAATAGGTTGAGCCTACAGTTAGTCCTGTTTGGTTGGTTGATACACCACCTTGAAGCATAATGGTTGCTGTTTGAGCATTGGTGTATGCGGCAGTTGAAGTGCCTAGGAAGTTGGTTGAGGTTAGGTTTGCGGTAGGTAGCTGTATTAAAGCTGCTTGTCCAGTGGAGGAAGTCATTTCTCTATAACATACTAGAATATCTCCAGCAGTGTTAGGATCTATAGACATGCTAGTATTATATGCGTTAACTGTATTTACAGTAACAGCAGTGCCAAAGGAAACTGACGTACCTGCAATAGTTCCTATATTTACTTTTATAGTGTATGCAGACGAATAAAGGTAATGCACTATGATCTTGTCAGCATTAAACGGATCAAAGGCAACATGATGAAAACCGGAGGGAGTCGTATCAAGTACCGCAGCAGTTCCAAAGCTGAGTGTCGAAACTCCAGCAACTTGTCCTATTATAACTGTACTCGCATCTGAGTTATTATCATCCTGATAGATAACAGCAAACTGGCCTGATGTAGTTGGATTAAATGCTACACCAATTTGATCTGTGCGACCTGCACTATTGAATGTTACCTTAGTGCCAAAAGTAATAGCACTGGAGCTAGTGACTGTACCTATTACCGCCTTTCCGTTATTAGTACCATCACCCAAATCTCTATAACAAATAACAAATCGACCAGCGGTGTTTGGGTCAAATGCTATAGGATTCCATACGGTGTAACCTGAGTTAAATATAATCTTTGAAGACAGAGATATGACATTAGATGCAACAGAACCAATGATACATGTACCATAGTTTGAGTTGCTGGAATCATTAAACGACACTACGAACCTTCCAGCGGTACTTGGATCAAACGATAAGCCCCACTCAGAAACAGTAGCAGCGTTAAAAGTAACACCCGTACCAAAGCTAGGTACAGTTCCAGTAATTTCCCCTGCTATAACCACTCCTTGGTTTCCGTCCTCTTTGTAAGATATAACAAACTTACCCACGCTACTAGGGTCAAAATGTACCTTAATCTTTTTAGGTACATCGGCATAGAAAACAACTTCTGCCCCATACGTCATGGTCGTTCCACTTACTTGACCTACGACTGCTGTACCTCGGTTACTCATTCCACCATCTTTATAGACTACGACAAATCGACCAGCGGTTGTTGGGTCAAATGCCGAGTGAATCTCAAAGGTAGTGCTCGTATGGAAGGTTGAAGTAGTTTCAACTGTTGGGCCACCTGTTGGGAGGCTGACAACTTCAACAGTGCCATCTGCTTTCAATACCACAGGAGCACCGTTAGGCAATGTCCCACTAGCAACAAAGTCTGCTGTTCCTGATGCTACTGCCGCTGGGATCGGTAGGTTGGTTAAGTTAGCACCGCTGATTGCTGGTAGTGTGGCTGGGAATCTAGCGTCTGCTAATGTGCCAGAGGTTAGGTCACTGGCATCTGTGGAGTTAGTTACTTTAGCTGTGTTCGCTGTGATTGCACTTGCTTGACCTGAAGTGATACCTGTCTTAGCTGTGTTCAAAGCTACTGCTGGGTCTGCTGTGTCACTCAGGAATAGAGATGTTGCTGATAATGCTTTACCTGCTTCTACACTTGGTGTTCCTGCTGATGTTGCTAGAGTGCCGTCAGGTTGAACGTAGTAGGTTGAGCCTATTGTTAAGCCAGTTTGATTGGTTGAGATTCCACCTTGGAGCATTATGGTTGCTGTTTGGGTGTCTGTATAGGCTGCTGTTGAGGTTCCTAGGAAGTTGGTTGAGGTTAGGTTAGGTGTGGTTACTGTTGCAGCTAATTGACCTACTATAGCTGTACCATAGTTTGTGTTACCTTGGTCAGTATAGGCAATAATAAACTTACCTACCGTGTTAGGGTCAAAGGTGGGTCGACCAAATGTAGTACCACCTGCATTAAATACAGATGCACTTCCAAAGGTAATAGAAGTTCCTGAAACTGTACCTACTATGACTTTACCATAGCTTGAGTCAACATAATCGGTATAAGTTACTATAAACTTACCTGCCGTGTTAGGGTCAAAGGCGATTTCGGTGTAATCATTAGAAACAGACGTACTGAATACATATTCACTTCCAAAGGTTATAGAAGTTCCTGAAACTGTTCCAACTATAGCTGTACCATATTGTGAGTTACCCGCATCCCTATAAACAACAATAAACTTACCTGCTGTGTTAGGGTCAAAGGATACAGCTGGAGAATATGTACCACCAGCATTAAATACATATTCACTTCCAAAGGTTATAGAAGTTCCTGAAACTGTACCTACTATTGCTCTACCAGAGGCGTTGCTACCATATCTATAAGTTACTACAAACTTACCTGATGTATTAGGGTCAAAGGCCACTCTGCTGTATTGAAGACCAGTATTAAATTCAACTTTAGTCCCAAAGGTAATAGAAGTTCCTGAAACTGTTCCTACTATAGCTGTACCTTTCCCAAGACTACCACGGTACGCTACTACAAACTTACCCGCTGTATTAGGATCAAAAGCTATGGAGCTATGCTCAGCGTCAACACTAGACTCATATACACTCTTAGTTCCGAAGGTTATAGAAGTTCCTGAAACTGTTCCAACTACAGCTGTACCATAGTGTGAGTTACCCGCATCTTGATAAGTAAGTACAAACTTACCTGATGTATTAGGGTCAAAGGCCACTTCGAGCCACTCTAAACCAGCCGTATTAAATACATATTCACTTCCAAAGGTTATAGAAGTTCCTGAAACTGTTCCAACTATAGCTGTGCCATACTGTGAGTTACCTGCATCCTTATAAACTGCAATAAACTTACCCGCTGTATTAGGATCAAAGGCAGCGGTGACCAGATAGGCAGTATCTGCGTTAAACACAACTTCAGTTCCAGCAGGAATACTTTCGGCTAGCTGTGTTAGAGTCGGAGCAGCAGTAACAACCGTACCATCGGACTTCAATACCACAGGAGCACCATTGGGTAATGTCCCACTAGCAACAAAGTCTGCTGTACCCGAAGTTATACCTAAATTAGCCCTTGCACCCGCAGCGGTACTAGCTCCAGTACCACCATTAGCAACAGCAAGGTCTGTGCCTGACCAATTAGAATCATTAACACTTGTAACAATCCCTGCAACATCCTGCCATGCAGAGCCAGTGTATACACGCATGATAGTAGCGGTAGAGCTAAAGTACAGTGCGCCAGCTACTAAGGCATCCCCATCATTATCCAGAGTTGGGTCAGCACTCTTTGAGCCAAGGAAGCGATCATCAAACTGGTCGTAGCTAGCAGCGGCGTTGGTTTCTGAGGTTGCTGCATTACTTGCAGAGGTGGATGCTTCCGATGCTTTGGTGTTAGTTGTAACTACGTCAGCAGCAGTGGCAATGCGATCTAATCCAGTTTGCACTTTGTCGGCTTCTGCTAGGATTACATCTGCATGAGTTAATACTACATCTGCGTTGGTCGCTACTTTGTCTAGTCCAGTTTGAACTTTGTCAGCTTCAGCGAGAATTACATCTGCGTGGGTTAATACTACATCTGCATGAGTTAATACTACATCTGCGTGAGTTAACACTACATCAGCATTTGTGCTATCTACATCCGAAGCCGTGGATGCCGCGTCAGCCGTGGTTGTCACAACATCTGCATTTGTGATAACTACATCGGCGTTAGTGGCAACTCGATCTAGTCCAGTTTGTACCTTATCGGCCTCTGCTAGTACCACGTCGGCGTGAGTAAGAACTACGTCTGCGTTGGTTGCTACCTTGTCTAATCCAGTTTGTACTTTATCCGCTTCTGCTAATACGACATCAGCGTGAGTAAGAACTACATCTGCATTTGTTAATACTAAGTCAGCGGCTACTGCTGCACGATCTAGTCCGGTTTGGACCTTATCGGCTTCAGCTAAAACAACATCAGCATGTGTCAGTACAACGTCGGCGTTGGTTAGCACTAGATCCGCTGCTACATTCGTCTCTGCTGTTTCGGCGTTGGTCTCAGCCGTCTCTGCGTTGGTTTCCGCTAGTTCTGCTGCTGTTTGTGCAGTTTGTGCAGCGGTTTTTGCTGTTTCTACGTCTACAACGTTGATTGCTAAGGATAATTTAGCGCTAGAGATGTCAGTCGCCAATACGCCAGAGGTGTGGTCAGCCTGGACTGTATAGATATTCTTGGTGCTACTATCACGCACAACATCATTCTTAACGTAGGCTGTCGAAGTTGCCCAGTCGCCTTTAAATTGGAAGGCTGAACCGATAAGAACTAAATCGCCATTAGCATCAAAACCAATCTCTTTAAGCGCACGGTTTGGCGCAGATTCACTAAGAACCTGATCGCCGGATGTTCCTACAGGTAGTTTTATCGAGCGATTAGTGACCACCTCTACGTTATCAAAGCCCGTTTCAGTTGCGTCTACTCTAAGGTTAATATCCGCAGCGCGGGCAGTTGTACCGGCAATGAGATCTGACGGTTTTGTAAAAGTGTTGCTCATCTATTTAATCCTCGTATTGAGTAGTTCAGTTGTACACCCTGTAAAGTAAAAGCAGGGTCAGTTGCGCTGGTGTGAACGATAAGCAAACTAATGTTTTTGCCAGTTCCGTTCAGGTACGCTTCAGCCGACGCCACAATAGCGCTCGACCATACAAAATCGTCCCAAGTAGCTACGTCCCAGAACCCGCCGCCGCCGCCGCCAGCTACTGAACCCCCAGCGATACTCGCCTGAGATACTGCGGATGAACCACCAATACCGTAATCATAGTCCGCTACATAGCTTAGAGTGGCCTGGCCACCAGACTCAACTTCAAGCACGGCTTTGCGGTATCTCTTTTTGTTCTGGGGAGTACCTAATGGTGTAAACGCTAGGCGTAGGAATGACTGGATGGCAACGCCGTTGAACGAGTTACCTGTGTCCATCTTCATTACTTTCCCATCGGTGCTACCGAAATAGTTCTCAGCAATAAAGCTTGGGGTATCGTTTAACAGCCAGTTTGTGTATCCCACAACTATTCCATTAGCGATAGTCCCAACTAACACTGTCTTATCGTTAAAGAATAGACGGTATTGGTTTTTATCTTTGTTTACGCTAGAGCCTACAATCAAGTCTTTTCGGGTTTTTAAATAAGGGTTTACTGCCGCGCTAATACTGCTGGTTTCAAAGTCACCAAAGGATTGTGTCGTGGACATGCTGGTTAAGTCATCACCATT